TTTAATGCAGTTAAAACATTTTGATTTGCAGATAGTTGTTTATTGAGTTGTTTAAGGTTAGATTCTGCGTTGATGTATTCCGATGTCATCTTCGCTTCAACCAATTCAGCTCCTTCTTTCCCTTTAGTAAGCTCGTCAATAGCTTGCTTTTGGGCATTAATTGCAGCTTTTAAGTCTTGCTGCCGTTTTAATGCTTCAACGGAATCTATTTTGACGTTTATTAGTACTTCCTGCGTTTCAGTTGCCATTTTATTTTGTATAAAAAGTTAATAAATTTCTTTGTATTTGAAAGTGATTTCATTTTTTCTCGACCTGCAATAAGCATTTCCTGTTGTGCATTTAAATATTCTTTGCTTTTTAGTCCGAACTCGGCGGCAACGTTCCTGCAATTCTCTATTGATTCTTCGTAAGTCATAGTTTTATAAGTTTTAAAACTGAATTTCCTGTTGTTAAATTGTATTTCATATCATCAACCCAATATCTTCCACCCAATTTTACAGATTTAATTACTCTGTCATTCATTATCGTATCGGCTGTCAACGGGTCGATATAACCTGTTGCAGAAAGTATTACAGGATTGGCAAAGATTGGATTCAAAACATTAGAATAATATCCTGACATTGTCAATACGGCTGCGTTATAATCTGAAATATCTGTATATGTTGTTCCATTGAAAATAAATGGATACGACCCACCAACTGCCTTGTATATTTGTAAATCCTGAACGCTCGATGTATCATATAATTTTGGACTTGTACCATATGCTAATGGTACTGATATTCCCAACTTTAATACGTCCTTATTCCCTACTCCATCAGCAATGAAAGTATCTGCCCCAAATAATGGACTAACAGAACTATCTTTCAAGTCATATACGATATTATTTTGATTTAAATACCCTGAATATATCGTTTTTTTGAATGATAGTGTTTCTATATTTAAACCTGATAAAAATGTTACCTTGTTAATAGTAATTGTTCTACCGTTAATTTTCACATCACACATAAAAAGCTGTGATATTGCCTTTAATAGTGTAGATACCGAAATCAAATTTGGAACGGTTGTTTTGTGTTGTGTTACGGTTATATGATAATAATTATTATTTGGGTCTTTTACGCCTGTATAAGTACGATTTAAATACGGCAAAATCATAAAAAGATACCCAAAATCATTATCATTAAATAATGTTCCGTTGAAAGTGATATTGTATTTTGATGAAAATAAACCCAATATATTAGATAATAATGAGCCTGAATCTGAATAGTTATAAGTAACTGGTCTGAATGATTCAAAATGAACATCTGCATCTAACCCTGCATATACTTCATCACTTGCACTTGGTTGGTCAGTTTCCCATGTTTTCCCATCGTCGAAAAGCGTATCAATTGTCGTGGAAGACAATAAATCGAGTACACCATTATCATAAACCACCTCGCAATTATAATCACCAGTGAACTCCTTCACTTTCAATGTTGCCGATTTTTGAAATAGTCCTTTTGTTATTACAACATTAATAGATGGTCTATTGTTTCGTGTTGGATGGCTCGAAAACGCAAATATAGCCTCATTGTTTGGCGTTCGTGGTAGCTTGAATGAATTAGTATAACTTACTGTTCTATCGGCTAAATTGAGCAAAGAAATCCCTCCCATGTTTACCTCAATAGTTTCATTCGGGTACAAGTCAAAACGTTGTCCTGATATTGTAGTTATACTAAGCATTTTCTTTTGTTTCTAATGTTATACTAAAATGCAAGTTTTGCCGATTCACTGCCGTTGTATCGCTTATTGATTTAACTCTGTAAACTCTTCCATCATAGATTATTCGTTTACTTCGTTGTATTTCTGTTAAATATCCGAAATGTATAGAATCGACTGCAACCGTATCAAATGATAATTCACTTGTTGTTTCGCTGTCAAGGTCGTAACTGCTCATTACTGCATCAGCATTCCTTAGTGCATAATATGCAACTTCATTTGAATTATTTGTTGTTATTTTTTGTGATATTAGTCTAAAATTCCAAAAACTCCAACCACCCTCGGAATTAATCCATGCTATTTCAGAACCAGTAATGTTACGATAGATTTTATCTGTTTTACCTGTTAAGATTTTGAATATTCCATCATCCCCATTGTACCAACTATATTTTCCGTTGTGATATTTAGGGAGAGTGTTTACAAAAGACATTCCGCCTGCAACTCCACGCTTCGGATATCCAAAACAAAGATAGTTGTCTGATAATGTACTTGATGCTAATGTTTCACTACCAGTTGAGTCGTAAACATTAATAGTAGGTGTTACAGTTTTGGTTAATCCAGTAACTATTACAGAAGTCGGAGGATTACCGATTAATGAACGGAGCATATCACTCATATCAATAACCCAACTATCGCCTGTTATATTAGTACAATGAAATGCAAATCCGCCGATTGATACTTCACAATAATATCCTGATGGTGCCCCTGCAACATCAAACGAAATTGCATTCGGAGCGAAAGCCGATACGAGTGTTGTCCCGTCATAATCTAATCCTTTTATATTATTAATTGTTACCGCCATTGTTCAAAGATTTGTTTTGTTATTTGTGAGGTTTCAGTTAAGTATAATCTACCAATTTCATTTTTTAAGTCGTCTATTGATTCGGGTGTGAAGGTGTCAGTTAATAGTCGTCCATCGTTTCCGAATTTATTTGGGATAGACCAACCTTTTTTTGCTATATTGTAAGCTATTGCAAAACCTAACCCAAATGAGCCATCTCCTATTCCTTTTGATTTTGCCCATTGTTGCATTACAGGTGCAAAACCAATAGCCCACCTCTGTAATGCTTCTGGACTGTTTGCCGTGTTTGGTCTTCTCCCGTAAATAGTAGCCCCGATATATTTGTTTCCTCGTATTTCAGTTGAATTGTCTGTAATTGTATGCTCTATACTTTCACCAAATCTACCGCTTGCCTTTATATTCTTTTTCGCATAGTTATCACGAAGTACATTTTCACGGTCTAAAGTCCATTTGGTTAATATTTCATTTACTGTGCCCATGTATTAATAGTTAAATCACAACTAACACCATCCAAATTTGCAGCCAAAAAATCTCTAACAGGAACAACATCACCGTTTAAAGTTAGTTGAACATCTCCGGTACACCATTCTGAGCTATTAAGAAATTCCCACATCTTCTGTTTGAGTGGGAAAATCCGAGCAGTGTATTTTTGTTGATACGTTTCTGAAATAGAACTCATAGTGTCAGCTTCAAATTTACGACAAAGGAATAACCCTATCTTGTTATTTATTTCTCCGTTGAATTGATTTGATTCTTGCACCGGTGTAAACCCATCATCGCGAATATAAAGTATTGGACTTCCGTCAGTAATATCCATTTGATTGACTAAAATACTTAACTCGTTTAAGTCTTTTGCAAGTATTGGTTGCATACCATTTGCAACTGCAACTTCTTTGATTACTTGTATTACATCTATCATTCTGGTTTAAGTATTAATTTATTATATTCATCAAATCTCATATCATAACTATAAATTGCGAAACATAACCACCAACTAACATCAGGAACTTCAGTATATTTCATATTAAGTAATTTTGTTAATCTAAGCGTTTGTGGAATTGTACCAAACGCTTCAAAACCTCCAACTTCATTCAGTGCCTGTTCCTGTTTCGGAGTCAATTGCGTTGTCCATTGTTCGGATTCAATTTTTGAGATTTCGTTTATCGAATTTCTAACCCCTAAAAAACTACTGAACACTACATGGGTCGGACTATCTTCTTTTAAGTTTGAACCTTCTTTTTTTGCTATTTCTAAAATATCATTGAAAGTAATTTCACCGCTCAATATATCCTGTACTTCCTTTACTTTCCCCCACGTCCACTTTTGACAATTTACTTTAACAGGTGTTAAACACATATAAATCTCCTGCATCTCGTTTCTATAATCTTCTGGGAGTGAAAGGAATTGTAGATATGTAAGGTTGTATATTTCCATTTGTCAAAATGTTGCCGATGTGTTTATTCTCGATATTCCATTAATAAAAGCATAAGACAACGCATCAATTAAGTGATTATTTTTATCAATTGGTGTCTCGCTTTTCTTATCATTCCAAACATATTCGGTTAATTCATTAATCAAGTTAGTGCTTTCCTTTGTTACAATAAACTGATATGATTGAAGTTTTTTAATCCTATCTACAACATGCCATTTCACGCAAGGTGCTATATTGAAGTGTTTTTTTAAATCGTTAATCAATCGCCCTTCTGCATGGTCTGCAAATATCTTTTCGTTCTTTTTCAAACAACCTCGCATTGTTGAAATAAGCATCTCTGTTGATTGACCTGTTTTGTACATTAATTCATCGCAGTAGATTAATTTCCTTTTTTCGTCAACTGCAATCCTTATCAAAGCGTCTGGGTCGTTACTGAACCCGAAATCAAGCCCGCATCTTGTCGGTAGTGTTCTGTCAAATTCTCCTATCTCCCAATTATTGAAAATGGCACCTTCAACCTGTCCGTATTCTCCTTCTCCGTAAACTTTCCACCAGTTTGACCAATATCCATATATTCCTTTCGCAGCTTCGGAATCAGCTTTTTTCTTAGCTTCGATGAAATCTGAAATCTGTCCATCGGTTAGATTCATGTAATTATCTCTAAAAGTAGAAGTGATTACGATTCTATCTTTACGGTCTGATAATTGCTCGTTCCAAAACTTATTTGATGGGTTATAATCAATAAATATCGTTTCGGTTGTCCGTTGCATGAGTTGATGGCACACCCCCCAATCCATTTTATTTGCTTCATTGATGAAAAGAATATCCCTCGCTGCTCCCAATGCTTTCCCAGGGTTATCAAATCCGATAAACTCATGTATTGAGTTGCCAAACTTATAAACATAAGGGTTCTTTGTTCTTGCCATATCTGGTTGAATCCCTTTCTCTAAAAGGATATGGTCGTAATCTCTAATAGCACCTCCTATTAAATGAGGTAATGAATGGCTAACAGTTGTTATTACTCTTGGCTTAGGTTTATTGATTATAATATCCAATAGTTGAAGTTCACCATAAGTCTTCCCGCTTCGTGTACCTCCTCTATTTTCAATTATACGATAACCATCGTTATACGATTGTGCCGTTTTATAGAACGTTTCTGTAAACACATTATTCCTTTTTAAATAAAGAATCAATTATTACCTTCTGCTCTTCATTACTAACTATTATCGGTTGAACATTCAAGCTTTCATTATTAGTTGTTACATCTGTGTAATTCTGTGAAAGTTTTTTGTGCTCTTCTGGAGTAGCAATAAGTTTGAAAGCTGCTATTTGTAAAGTAGGATTTTCGGAATCTTCCCAGTTATTTACAAGTTTTACTTTTGTGTTTATTTTATTCTTATCTAAAGCCTTTTTTATAGTGTGTAATTCATTACTACCAGTTGGGAACAAATCATACAATGTTTTTGTACATGGAGCAACAAAACCCTCTATGTAATCAAAGTGTTTAAGTTTATGTTCATCAATAACATGTAACACTTCCTTGTATATTTTTTTCTTATCGTATGGCATAATCTGTTGTTATTTCCTTTAGTTCAACCATGTTATAGTTGGTAGTAGTTATTTCCCAATTTCCATTTATAACGTAAATGTTATAATCTTTTCTTGGAGTTGAATAACTTATTGTTGTTTGACCGCTCTCGAACTTTGATGAAATGTCAAAAGCTCCATCGTTTAATGTTATAGTTTTCATGCAAAATATTTATTTTTCTGCAAATATAGTATATTTCCATTGGAAATACAAGTAAAAACATTAAAAAACATTAAATCTTTGACTAAGATTATACAAATGTAGAATGATTGTTGTACATTTGTATCATAATTAAAAACAACAAGTATTATGAAAGCAATTATTGAAAACGGAAAAACTTACAAAGTAATTAGCGAAAGAGGTTCTTTTACAGTATGTGAAGATTCTAAGGGTAAATGTAAAATGTTTCAAACATCAACAATTGAAGTAGTTGAGATTAACGAAATACCAAAAGAAAAAGTTTACAAACAAAATAGAACAAGCGAAGAAAAAAGAGCTGAAAAAATGAGCGTAACAGCATCTCGTCCATATTTAACTCAAAAAGAAAAAGAATATTTAGAAGATTATATGCAGGCAAAAAAATGGAATTCAGTATCTTGGTAGTATTAATTTATTAAAAACAACAAACATTATGAAAACAACTAAAGACAATTACACTTGCAAGGATTTAAAAATTAATAAACTCTGGATGGTAATACATACAACGAAAATTACAATTATGGAAAAACAAAAAAAAGTAAGCGGAGAATGGGCAGCAATCTTCAAAGCTGCAAAGGTAGAACAGCGTTATACTTACGCTCAAATTTCGGAAGGAACTGGTATTCCGGTACCAAGTATTGTTTCATATTTTTTAGACCGTAGGAAACCAAAAATTGAGTCATTTAATAAAATTACTAACTTTTTAAAAATTGAATTATGAACTACTTATTATTAGTACTCATTGCATTTGGGTTATTTTTCGCATTGGCAGCTTTAAAAGCAGCACACGAAGCAAATGAAAGAGCTGAAAAAATTGAAAGAGAAGAGTATCAACGTCGTAACGATGTAGGAGGGAAAAAATGAAAACAATAAAAAGAGATATAGAATTATTTGGTATTGAATTGGAAATTGAATTCTATTATTACCCTGCAGAACCAGCAGATTTGGGATGCCAAAGCTATCCTTGTGAATACGATATAATGTCTATTAAGCACAAAGGTGAAGATATATACGACCTTGTATCAGAAATAAAGAATTTTGAAGAAAAAATAATTAATAAATTAAGTGAAAATGAAAATTAAAACAAAAAAAGAAGTTATAGAAGAAGTTGAAGTTGAATTTCCTCTATTCGTGAAAGATAAATATTATTATTATGCTTTATTAGAAGATGAAAAATTCATCAGAGTAGGTAATGATAGTTACGAAAAGTCAATAAGTCACTTTGTACTTGGCTCAGAAGATTTTGCTAATAATCAGCAAATCAGTAAAGATGAATTCATTCAGGCTTATAATGAAGCTAAAAATTATATCGACAGTATTAATATCAACGAATTTGTGAATACGGATGATTTCAAATAAAAAATTTAATAATAGCTGTATTTAATTTTTTAAAATTAAAAATATGAAAACAAATTTTGAAATTCCTGATTCGTTAATTAGAGACGCTGTAAATGCTGCAATATCAAATGAATTTAAGAAGTTGAACATTGAAGCAATAATAAAATCAGAAGTTGAAAAACGAATAATAGCATTATCGAATAAAGGGATAAATGACGGAAGTCTAATTTATTTAATAGCAAAAAAAGTAGCAACAGAAATACCAGTTTCTGATATTATTAAAATATTAGATATAGATAATCTTAATTATATGGTATCTGATAGAGTTTATAAATTTATGCTAAATAAAATGTCACTAATGAAGTAGTCGTTTTTTTTTACGGATTCCCATAATATCTTATATACATAGTAAAATTATTACTTTTGTCTGTAAATAACAGATTAAATTACTTTTTATCATAATTAAATTATAATGTAAAATAAAATCAAAAGGTGTCGAATCAGTCACCTTTTGTGGCAAAAGATTGAGCTATCAAACATCACTCAATTTATAAAAAAAATTCTATAAAAAGTTATAATTGAATTTTATAAATGGTTAAAACGTTGAATATCATATATATATTTGTTAATTTATAAATTTATAAAAATATATATATAATAATCGTATAATATGAAAAAAGGGTCTTTTTGCTATATATAGGTTTTTTCAAAAAACGGGTAATTTCTATAAATCTATAATTTAACACGATAATTACTTATGGCACAGGTA